AAAGTAAATACAACTACATCGAATGTAGTCAATCATATGTTACAATGTATAAATTCAATAGGTAGAGTTAAAATTGATGAATTAAAGGCTCTCCTATCAGATGGTAAAAAAGAATAATAGTAAACGCAGGCACAATTTTAGACGCTACAGAAGTGGTCTAGAAGAAACACTTGCTGACTACTTAACACATCACCAAAAAGAAGTGCGTTACGAACTACTGAAGGTCCAATGGGAGGATCTTCGGTATCGTACCTACACACCTGACTTCCAGTTAGACAACGGCATTATAGTTGAAGCTAAAGGGTTGTTCGATAATGATGACAAACGCAAGCATTTAGCTATCCAAAAGCAACACCCTGAGTTAGACATACGCTTTGTATTTTCTAACGCTCAAGCTAAGTTGTATAAAGGTTCTAAGACTAGATACTCAGGGTGGTGTGAGAAGAACAACTTTAAGTGGGCGCATCGAGTTATACCATTAGAGTGGCTACTAGAAAAAGGTAGTCACACTAAGGCTACTGTAGTAAAATTAAAAACAGAAAGAAAGGATACTTAATGGGCTATACGTTAGCTGATGATGAGGTTGCTCTTATATTACGACCTATAAGCTTTAATGCAGATGGAGAATGGAGTGGTTTAATATCTACTGGGTTAGCAATGGGGCCAGAGAGTAACATAGATAAGGATATACTTAGTGACTTGATAAAGTGTGCTACCTTTTTGAGTGCCTTCCTTGATATTGCACATGACTACCCAAACATTATGGAAGTTGTTGAAAGAAGAAGAGAAGAAGTGATTAAAATGTTTGAACAAGATGTTGAGGAAGAAACTAATGGATTGCCGGAAGTAGAAGTACAAACTTCTGGTGGGCAAGTTATAAAGTTTGGACCAAAAACTAAAACGAAAGGCAAAGCATGACTGAAGAATTAATACGTAAACCCGCACACTACGCTCGATGGCAAATAGAACCAATCACGTATACTATGGTGAATGGCTTTGAGTTCTGGAGGGGCAACATAGTCAAGTACGCTAGTCGTGCAGGGCATAAGATGTACGATGGTATGGATGAACAAGAGAGTGAAATTACAGATCTTAATAAAGTAATACGATATGCTGAGATGCGAATTAACCAAATTAAGGGTGCTGATGAATTATAAATCTTTCCATATATCTTTTTTAATGAAGGTAGACGAAGAAGGCAATGTCCTATCCTTAATAGAAGATGAACATGAGAGAGACGTTGAAGAATTAATAGCGAATTCGCTGCACGATATTGACGATGTAAGAATAGAAAAAATTAAAGTCAGGGGAAAAGACTATGGACGGTAACTATCTACCAACGGACTATCAATCATTCATTCACAAATCACGGTACGCTAGATGGTTAGATACAGAGGGTCGCAGAGAGAGCTGGAACGAAACGGTATCTAGGTATGTAGATCAAATATGTACAGCAAATGCTATAGATACAGATATCAAAAAAGAGTTGTATGACGCTATCATATCGCTGCAAGTAATGCCCTCCATGAGAGCTATGATGACTGCTGGTCCTGCACTAGAGCGAGATAACACAGCAGGATATAACTGTAGCTACCTACCAGTTGACGACCCCAAGAGTTTTGATGAAGCTATGTTTATACTACTGTGTGGTACAGGTGTAGGATTTAGTGTTGAACGACAATTTGTATCTAAGCTACCTGAAGTACCAACAATGTTTGATAGTGATACAACTATTATAGTTAAGGATAGTAAGGAGGGCTGGGCTAAAGCATTTAGACAAGTCTTAGCATTACTCTGGGCAGGGGAAGTACCTAAGTGGGATGTTTCACTTGTTAGACCTGCAGGAGCTAAACTAAAGACATTTGGCGGCAGAGCTTCTGGCCCAGCACCTTTGATAGATCTGTTTAATTTTTGTATTGCTACATTCAAAGGCGCACAAAACCGCAGGCTGTCTAGCCTAGAGTGCCATGACATTATGTGTAAAGTTGGTGAGATTGTTGTGAGTGGAGGCGTTAGGCGTAGTGCTATGATTAGTTTGTCTAATCTAAGCGATGACCGTATGCGCCACGCTAAGTCGGGTAACTGGTGGGAACATGCAGGGCATAGAGCCTTAGCTAACAACTCAGTTAGTTATACAGAGAAGCCAGATATGGAAACATTCTTACGTGAGTGGACTGCGTTAGTTGAGTCTAAGTCAGGTGAGCGTGGCATCTTCAACAGACAGGCTAGTAAGAAACAAGCAGCTAAAAATGGTAGACGTAATTCAGAGTGGGAGTTTGGGACAAATCCTTGCAGCGAGATCATATTACGCCCATACCAATTTTGCAATTTAAGTGAAGTAGTAGTACGAGCCACAGACGATATGAAAAGTCTATCTAACAAAGTTAGACTAGCTACAATAATTGGTACAATACAATCGAGTTTAACTAAGTTTCCATACTTGCGTAAGGTTTGGCAGAACAATACTGAAGAAGAAAGGCTACTGGGTGTATCTTTGACAGGTATAATGGACAACCCATTGCTCACAGCTAAAAATAAAGGGTTAGCTCAAACGCTAGATCACTTGCGTCATATTGCTGTTGCTACTAATAAAGAGTGGGCAGTAAGACTAGGGGTACAACAATCTACTGCTATTACGTGTGTCAAGCCCAGCGGAACGGTATCACAATTAGTAGACAGTGCGTCAGGCATCCACGCTAGACACAGCCAGTATTATCATAGAACTGTTAGAGGGGACAACAAAGATCCTATTACACAGTTTATGAAAGACCAGGGTATACCTTCGGAGTTATGCGTAATGAAACCAGATACTACAACTGTGTTTACGTTTCCTATTGCGTCACCTAAAAATGCTGTAACTCGAAATGATATGACAGCTATAGATCAACTAGAGATGTGGTTAACCTATCAACGGCACTGGTGTGAACACAAGCCTTCTGTAACCATTACAGTTCTACCTGATGAATGGATGGAAGTTGGAGCATTTGTTTATAAGTATTTTGATGAGATGAGTGGTGTGTCTTTTCTGCCACATTCAGATCATACCTATCAGCAAGCACCCTATCAAGAGTGTACCAAGGATGAATACAAAACGTTATTGAAAGACTTTCCTAGTAAGATTGACTGGGAAAAGTTATCTTCTTATGAACAGGAAGACAATACTGTAGGGATGCAAACCCTAGCGTGTAGCGGAGATGTGTGTGAGATTGTGGACCTTACGTAGTGCAGCTAAATCTCTTTGAATCGTTACCAAGTAAGATTGAAGGACCCTCAAAGTATTGCAAGAAGTGTGATATTCTAAAGCCAATGAGTTCTTTTAGATTATATCGTAGGGCTACTGGAGATCGCAATTCTAGGGACAGTAAATGCAAAGATTGTTCTCGTCATGCAAACAACGTAATAAAAAAACTCCGGGCTATTTCTCCAGCACCAGAGGGACATTGTGAGTGTTGTCTCGTAAAGACAGATAAACTTGTATTAGATCATTGTCACGATACAGAGATATTTAGAGGTTGGTTATGCCCTCCATGCAATCTTGGCATTGGGGTTTTGGGGGATACAATAGGGGATATTAAAAAGGCACTAAACTACTTAAACAAAACATCAAGGAAGCAATAGCCCTATGAGACTAGAACACGAAGCCAATGCACACATTAATAAAAAGCAGAATAAATTTAAAAAAGAGTTCCACGAACTTGTTAATCCACTGCGAACTCTATTAAAAGACAATCTTAATAATACAATTGAGTTAGACAACTCTTTACTACACCTACTAGAAGTTGAGTTGTGGGCGCAGAGAAGTGTTGAAATCTGGGGTGTCAAGTAGTCATAACGGGGTTGTGATTATAGCAATATTAAAATTGCTAAAGTGTGGTATAACTACAATACATTAAAGGAGTTATACTATGATAAGAAAACTATGGAACAAAGCAGTAGCTGCACAAGAAAGAAAAGCTAACTACTGGAAACTATACTATATGACAGACAGGGAACTACAAGATATTGGTATCGACCGATACGATATAAAACGTATGCTATAGTCTGTTATCTTCGTACATTTCAATGTAATCTAAAAACCGCATTAAAGTACCAGTGTTCATGTCGCTGATGCTACCTTCATAGCCATTGCCTATACTCTTTAAGTACTTAAACGCTGCTTCTTTAGCATCTTTCTTTTGCATCTTTGCTTTTCTTTTTAACGACAGTTGAGCAGCATCATTACCACGGTAGTTTTCGTCCATAAGTTTTCTTACGGTGTTTGCTGTTTCGTTTTTAACTTTCTTAACAATCTGTTCTTTTTGTTTTTGTGTTCCGTTTTGGAAGACTCCTGTGTCTAACCATTTGGCGGAAGCTCTTTCCATTATAGGAGCAAACAACTCATTAAATATTCTATCATAGGCAGGTAAGTTACTTCTTTCACTAGATTTAAAGTCTTTCATTTCCGCCATAGAGTAAAGTATCTCTGTAGATGTCCTGCCAGGTTTAGTAGTAACGCCTATTGCTCTAGCAATTGGGTTGGGATCTTGTATATTTCCTGCCCTACCACCAACTCGTAAATTTTTAGTTCCTAACGCACTAATTTTTACGTCTTTATCTAAAAATATTTCAATAAGGTTATCGACATACTTTGTTGCAGATATAGCAAATACGTTAGCTCCTGTTTCTTGTCGAGGATCTTTAGCTACATCACTATCTGCCATGTATCCTACTATCTTGTTAAGGGCATCTAGAGGTCTAGTAAAACCAGCCGTAATATTTCCTGCTGCTCTGTAAACTTGCTGGGCATTTATTTGACGTTTGTCTGGTTCGTCGTTAAACATAACATCCATCATGTTAAGCAAATCATTTGAAAACTGAGTGTCTCTAGCAACCTGTCCTACAGCAAGTGCATCCCCTAAGTCTATTAATAAAGAATTAGAAACTGTGTCGCCATCTTTTATAGTATTAGAAATACGACCTGCTATCATCCAGACTGACATAGGAAATGTATTTTTAAAATCAACAACTGCCCCATTAACTTCTCTTTGATACCAAGGTAGATTTTTTGCTTTAGCTTCGTCGTCACTTTGCATAGCTAAACTAATAGCAGAAAGCCCTACAACACTACGGTATAGTGCTTCTTTTGGTTCTATTGCTTCTTGGCCTCTTTTAAATCTAATACCTTTTAATATGCCAAGACCAGAAACATCTGCTTTTTCTCCGGCTATAGGAACACGCCCTATTGTCCTAGCATATTGAACTAGGCCACCTAACGACCACTGATAGGTTGTAGCTACTACGCTATTAAAGAACCTACCAAATGGTAGTATCGTACCTAGACCAGGAGTAGCGGATACTTTTTCAACTAACTCAGCTAAACCTTTTAGGCCTTGGTCATCTGTAGTATAGTCTTTAGCAAACACAGATCTCAATGTTGTGTCTACTGCACTTCCTACAATGTCTGTATCAATTAGGTCAACATCTGCTCGTACTAATTTTCCGTTAACAGAAACTTCTCGTGCATTTATTACATCAGATAAAGTTACACCGTGTTTTAGTCTTAGAAGTTTATCCATTTCGGTAGTCAACATTAAGGCTTTAGTTACAGAGTCTTGGAGTTCAACAGCAGTTACTCTGTTAGCTGTAGTAACAGTATTTTCTACTCCACGGGCAATCTTACCACCTATGCCTTCCTGTGGCATGTTGAACGCAGATAACTTTCTATCAACACCTGCAGTTATAGTTGCTTTCAGTGTCTTCTGGACGTCTTCGTTGTACAATAAAAATTCTTCATATGCCTGTCTTGTTGAGTATGGGTCACCTAGATTTTTTAGTTTTTGTATTACCATTGATCCGTATACAGCACCCATTCTTTGCATTTCTTTATTGCCTGTAATGGATCCATATGCGTATGTTACCCCACCATTTAACATTTCAGCTATAGATCTAGCACCAAAGAACTGAGCAAATCCTTGTACGTTTACAAATGTTGTAGCTGGGGAAGAAACTAAAAGTCTTTTCCAAGCATTTTGAGCAAACGAAGCATATTTAGTTCTACTTTTTTGTCCTGCTGCTTCATCTTTAAGTTCTATTCCTCGCTTCATTGCTTCTAGAGCTTCATCCCCTTTAAGGATTGCACCATCTAATACCCGTCGAGCTACAGATGCAACAGAAAGTATCTGTCCCGCTTCCGAAAATTTTGCTGCCATTAGAGAAGGTAGTTCTACTCTAATTTGTGTCAGATCCCCAAATTTTAGACCCATACCCGTGTCTGCTAATAAATCATTCAATTGTCTTAACTGTATGTCTGTCATTTCAGGAATGATGTCTGTTATAAGATCTGATGTATTAACTTTACTAGTAAGCTTTATGTTAAAGTCATCTATATACATTCTTAAAAGACCGTCAGTTTGGCCTTTTCCTCCTGTACCCAAGATTACCTCTCTTAAAAAAGTAGCTACTAAAGGCTGCTCAACGTATTCAGAAGTAACCATTTCTTGTCCGCTTTGCATCATTCTAGTACCTTCTTTTACCTTCTTCCTCCACCCTTTTGCTTTTTGTACAATATGATCTGCCGCTTTTAAACTTTGTGTTTTATTAAGTAAGCTGGTTGCTTTTAAATTCGCTTGGCTTACCATTTGATTTATTCTAAATCTGTCTTTACTATTTTCAAGACCAGACTTTTCAGCACCCATCTTTTTAAAACCTACATGTGCGCCAACGGATGCAAAGCCTGCTAACGAACTAAAGGCACTAGATATAGCACTGAACTCATCTTGTACGCCAATGTCTATTCTATTGCTTTGAATGGCTGCGTCTTGTAATACAGCAGCAGTTGCATCAAGAACGCCTGTTTGAAACACAGGTTTAGAAATTCCTAATGTAGTACCTCCCCCAAAAGCTCTATCTCTGAGGGTTAAAGACCCTGCTTCTTTTTTAGATAGATTTAATGCTTTCGTTGCACCCTGCTTGCTTATGTCTTTAGCTAATTTCTCTTGCGCTTCTAGGGCAGATCTTTGTAGAAAGGCTTGTTGGTTAGCTTTAAATATTGACCTGCCTACTGCTTTTTTCTTTTTTGCATTGATTTCAGTAGACATTTTTCTAAGCATATTTTCTTTAGCTTCATTTCCTGCTTTTTTGGCTGCTTGTTTTGTACCTTTATTTTTAATTACTCGCTCAGAAGCTTCCGCCATAGCTTTCTTTATTAAAGCCTTACCTGCAACACTACTACCTACAGCACCACCTTTAGCTAATCCTCCAGTTAATAAACCTACCCAGCTTGTTGGGTCTGCTGCAACAGCAAAGATGTAATCCTTCATGCCGTCAAATGCGCCATAGTAACCGTCATTAACGAATACATTACCCATTTGATCATATAAAGAGTATGCTCTCTGGGCTAACATCTTTTCATCGTCAGAAGCGTTGCTTATCCATCTAACTTCTCCGGCAGTTTTTACTACGTTAGCTTCAACCCACCGCATATGCCCAATAAAATCTTCTACTACATCGTCATCTGTTTTATTTCCTGCGCCTCGATAGTCTTGACCAAAACGAGAAATCATTAATGCGCGTATGTCTCTTACGTTCTTGCCACTCTTTAAGTCTTCTTTTCTTAAACTTTTATCAGTAGGGTTTATATTATTAGGATTATCAAATAGATTTTTACCGTCTAAGGAAGGATACTTTCCCTCATCTTCATTGTCGTAGTAAATGTTTTGGAGCGATGAGGCAGTGGCTTGGTCACTTTCTTTTCGAATTGGCGCATCAGGAAAAGCAACAACGCTATTGTCTTCTTCCTTCTCAGGAAGGTTATCATAAAAGATATTACTAAAAGATAGTTCAGCCATTCTTTATTTGCTTTCTGTTAGAAATTGTTTTTCGTAACGTATATACCAAGCTACAGGATCTTTCTCTGCCTCTAAAATTTGGTTAGGCTGCTGTTTAAAATAAGTAGTTGCTTTATTTCTAAACCATTTAAATGCTCTAATAGAAGTTTCTCTTCTTTCTCTCGCCTGTGGGTCATCCCTAAAGAAACTTGTAACTCCACCTCCTAAACCTGCTGGTACGTCTTTGTATCCCTCTGAAACTTTTTTCCTTATCCTTGCAAGTGTGCGGTTAAACTGATCTCTTCCCATTAACCCTTGAAAAGTTTTTTCGGCTGAAGTCCCCTCTTCGTCAATTTGTGTTATTGTTTCAGTTTCTGCTTCCCCTAGCACAGACGCGCCACCCTCTACAAGTCCTGGAAGAAGTTTGGCTTTATCTTTCATTAATTTATCAATTGCAGACTCAGTTATTTGACCTTTAAGAGCAGCCATAATTTCTTGTGCGTATTCTGCAGTTGCGGTGCTATACACTCTTTTACCGTCAATCTTATACGGAATAGAAATTTGTGCAAATCCAAAAGGATCTTCTAGCTTCATTCCAAATAGTTGTGGTTCGCCTTTATCATTAATGCCATCTTGTATTTGCACTATAAATTGATTATCTGTGTCTGTTAATTTAATACTTAATACCTCCCAAGAACTAGGGTCTTTTCGTTTAGGAGTTTCAAAAACTTCTGTACTTTCAACTTCTGTTACTGCATCTCCATTGGGGTCTACCATAGCAGGAAGGTCATAGTTTGGTATACCAGTTAATATACTCCTAAGAGCAGTATCATTTATTACACTTTCCCCGTAATTAATTTTTAACAAATCTACTCTGTTATTAATTGCGTTTGTTGTTATATCTTTCATTATTTTTGCTGAATTAATATAGTCTATAGTGTCAGAATTGTATAGAGTATACCCTTTCGCTTCTAAGTGCATGTTAAACTCTTCATCTGTGACACTTTCATTAGCTTTGAAACTGCTATCTACTAGTTGGCCTATTCTTAAACTTTTTAATTTGTTTAAATTAATAATTGACTTATCTACATTTTGTGTATTTCTATACAAAGAAATTTTGTCTTTTATTTTGTCAAGAGCATCTTCGTTTATACTATCTGCATTACTATAATTTGGATTTCTGCTCAGCCCAATAATCGAAGCGTTTATAGTGCTGCTAAAATTATTTTGTGCCGTCATATCAAATGTTTTTGCATTAGGATACTGTATAAATGCACCAGGTATTAAGGATTGATATTGTGCAGCGTTTGCTGATTGATTAATATCGTATGCACTCATGCCTTCTGCAAATTCCATTTGATCTAGCTCTTGTCTAGTCCTAGCCATTTTATTTCTGCCATCTAACCTACTAAAGAAACTATCTTTTGGAGCCTTAAAGTCACCTATTGTATAACTTCCTCTGCCCATAGACTTTCTAATAAAGTCAGTAGTATCTGTTCCTGAATATTCTAGAAACGCTTCGCTATTACGAACTTCATCCGGTATAACACCCCAAATGTCTTTTACATATTCTGCGTTCCAAACACCACCAAGTTGATTTTGTGCTTCTGTCATTTTATTTCTTAAGTTTACTAGTCCATCTGGCCCCATAGACTGAGCTGCTAGTATCATGTCTTCAGTACCGTACATACTCTTTACTTGGTTCACAACTCCTAGAGCATTATTAACTACGGTGTCAGCAGCTTTTATTTTAGGTAGATTTCTTGATGCTAATTCCATTTGCATGTCATAATAGCGTTGAGCATTTAAGTCTGCTCTTTCAAGTTTTTTTCCTTTGGCTCCTAAAAACCCCTCAAGAAAAGCAATCCCTGCATCTTCAACTGAACCCATTAGACAGCCCCCCTAGACATAATTCCATTTCCTTGTTCTGCCATCTCTGTGGGTGCTTCAGAAACATCCGCTTCTACTTCTGGCATAGGTGAAGCTTCTTCTGGTGAAGAGACATCCGACATTTCTTGCAACATTTCTGTACCTGCATCCTCTTGTTTTGCCTTACTTATGGCAGCATCTATTAATTGAGATAACCGTCCATGTTCTTTACTTTCTTTTGCTTCATCAACAGAAACACTTTTCTCTGGTGCATCAATGCCGTAAGTACTTAACATTGTCTTTAAAAAGGAAGCAACAATCGGGCCAGCTAACAAACCAACTTCTACAGTATGCACCCCCTTCATTGCGCCTACTGTGTGCATAGTCTCAGTAACAGTTTCTAAATCCGCTCCCATCTGAAATAACACAGCCATGTCATCCATAACTTCTTCATCTGCTAATTTAGTTATGTAATGAGTTACAACATCTTCTAGTTTTGATATTTGAGCAGGTCTTTCCCACGGAGAATTTTTAGGTGAGTCTGTTAAAGATTGACCTGGGACGGCTGATTGTATTAGATTTGTCATTTTTTAAATATACCTTACTTAGTAAAACCTGCACCAAAGTATAAACCTACGATGGCTGAAACTATATGTGTGTCTAGTGGTGTAATTACAAAACCTCTTGCGGCTTTCCATACGATTGCTTCATTGGGACCAAACAAAAAGTTAAGGAACCCTCCTTGTACTTCTGTATATCCTACAACTACGCCTATTTCAGGATACCACACTGCTGCAACTTTGGGAAGTACTATAATAGCCCCAACTGCACCTAATGCAATAAGCCTTCTTGTCCAAGCAAAGTGAGTATCTTTTCTGCCGTATTCTCTGGCATCTTTTACTGCGCCTGCTCTAAACTCAGCACGTTGTAATAGCATCTTGTTTTGTTCTGCTTTAGCTTTTATAGATTGACCCCAGATAGTCATAACTCCACCTAATACAGTAGAGCCTAGCATTGTTATTAATTCTAAAGGAAATCCCATTTAGTACAACCCCAGTAAATTATCTTTGGCTGTTAACGCCAAGGGTCTTTTTATAGGTTTAAAGAATGAATCAGTTAAGCTTTTTTTCATTTTATTTATTCCTAAAATTTGTCCATCATCACTAAGCAAAGTAGCCTGAAAGTCTTCATCAGTTAACTCATCAATCTTACTAGGATTTTTTGTTATTTCTTTTTTTACAACAGGGTTTAACGCTCTATAAATTCTTTCACTTTGTAAAGCATTATTACGGCTTTGGTACAGTGTAGATAAGTCATCTAAATCTTTTTCTTCATAGTTCATGTAGCTACCAAGTAATTGTTTTTTTTCTTTTATTAGTTGTTCATAAAAGGTACTAGAATCTTGATCTGCCATATAACCTGAAGCTGGAGTTTGTTCTAACAAAAGTCTAGTTGTAGTTTTAGGTGCTTTATTTAAAGTATTAGAAATTCGTTTTCTTTCCTGTGCAAAAGCATCGGTATTTTTTTTACCAAACACAAATTCTTCTGCAGAAAAGTTTGTTGCTTTAGAAGCTACGTTACTAAGAAAACTACTTACTTTATCTTTTATACTTACAGGCGTATCGTCTTGATTATCATCGTTATCATTATTGTTGTTGTTGTTAGCTTCCGTATTTGATGTTGTATCCTTTACCTCTGGTTTAGAGCCAAGTCCACCAAATTCGCCTTCACCGCCAAAGCCAAAGCCCATTTGTTCTTGATAAGATGGTTGTACACTATATGTCATACGCTTATATCCAACCCCTTAAATGTATCGGAAAACGGTTGGTCCCCTTTAAATTCTTTAATGACTTTTTTAAAACTTTCATTATTATTTAATATATCTTTTTTTAATTCTGGATTATTTGTGCCAAGAAGAAAAATTTGAGGATCATTTATTAGATCATTAAAATTTTGGTTAGCAGAGTCAGTACCCATTCCATAAAAATAATCTTCAAGTTGACCTTCTGTACTAGGGTTTCTTTCTCGTCCTATTCGACCAATGGGATCATCATTAAAAAATAGTCTTTCTTGCCAACCTTCTGGCCTTTTTTGATTATTATAAAATTCTGTTTCCATACCAAAATAAGGAACAATTTTTGGATTTCCGTTTATTGCACTTTCGTTAAGTTCTTTTTCGTATTTTTCAAAGGCTTCTGCACGGGCTTTTTGTTTTTTTATTAACTCTCTGCTAAATTTGTCTTCATCTTCTTTGCCCATTAAACCGCCTGTTAGTCCATATAAATTATCTAACTCTTTACCTTGGTCCTCTTTATAACCAGCTAATTGAATTATTCCCATTTGTTTTAATATTTCTATTTTTTCTTCTCTATCATTAGTATCAAATAAATATATTGACGGGTCTAGTATTGTATCTATTGGCACGCTTCTTAGATCAAAGGTATCGCCATCCTGGTTATCCTCGTTATCTGTTGTTGCTTCTGAAATTTGTGTAGTCGTATCAATTGTAGGTCTTTTTACTGGTACTGGATCAATTATTTTTTGCATATCGTTGTAAAGGGGTTCTATGGCGGCAGAGAATTTCTTACCATAATCAGACATATAAGTTCCAAGCTTGTCTCTTTTATTATAGCTTCCCTTCGTGTCTAAAAACTTTTTAGCCCCCGTTTTTCCTCCTAAGTGAGCCATAGCTATAATAGCATCCTTATCTACAACAACACCCCCAATTACTTTTCCGTAATAGTCATCTAATTTATTTTTTGTAATAAAAGACTCAAGATCTTTAATATGCCATTGCTCTACTCTTTTTTGTAAAGAAGGCGTATTTTTAAAATTTGCAGTACTTCTGCCTGTTGCATCTGTAAAATCTTTTAAACGCTCTGCTCCAAATTGAAGCCGTCCTATATAGCCTAGTTTATTATCAGCAGCAAAATTGTTACTACTTTCTGACATTGCAAGTTTATCTATTATTCTTGTTCTTTCATCTTCCTGTGCTTTAATTTTTGCGCCCATCCCTAAGGGTCTAGGTATAGGTCTGTTCAGCGAATAAGGTTCTCCCGTGGGAGTAGGTACAAACATAGTCTCGTCAGTACCATACCCCGTAGTTGTGCTAGGAGGGGGAGTGAAGCTACCTAACGTAGTAGGCACAAACATACTTTCATCAGAAAGAGATCCTTTAAATGCCGCAGCAGTCTTTGCACGACTAGGAATTGTTACTAGTCCAGTTTTTGGGGTCTCTAAATATTGATTGTATACTTTGTTGTAGTCAAAAGGTGTGTCTATTTTTCTGACTTTTTCCAATTGCTCTGCAACACTAGAGCCAGAAATAGAGGCAGTTATTCCAGCAGCCACTCCTAATAAAGGATTTGCTTTACCAAAGAAACCCATAAATGCTTTTGCTACATCAGTTACATTTTCAAGTATAGTAGGGGGAGAATCATCGTTGTCGTTATTGTCAAAAAAAGTAGGACTCATAATACCTTGATTTTTTTTAGTTTCTTTTATGTCTTCGCTAAATATGTCTTTAACATCCTCATAAATATAACTTGCTGCTTCAGTTAAATTTTTATCTTTCTCAGGTTCTGGGCCAAGGCCAGCAAATTCTCCTTCACCGCCAAAACCTCCCATAGTGCTATAACTAGAATACCCCATATTAGAGACCACCTACAACAGCACCTAGTGCCGTCCACAAGCCAGAATACTTTTTTGCCTTTGCATTAGCCATGTTAGCATCACCTGCAACTTTAGCTATAGCTAAGTTAGTTGCTCTATCTGCATCATTATTAGCTGTCTGCCAAGAGTAACTCATTAAGTCACGTACTTCCTGCATGTACGCCCCAAATCCCAAAGTAGTCATGTTATTAGCTGCAGCAGCAGCATCCCTATTTGCTTGGTTAGTAGCTGCATTATCGGTTGTAGCTATTTTTTGATACCATTCTGCATTAGCCTGCTCAATAATTAAACTATTCTGGGCGTTAAACTGACCTCTAAGATTTTTTTGAGTTGTATTAAACTCAGCTAACGCATTAGTTTCTCCGGCATTAAATCTATTCATTGCATTAGTTTGTTCATTATTAAACTGAGCTACTTGGTTTGCCATACTAGCAAAGAATTGTTTTGTTTGGTTTTCGCTAGAAGCGTTAAATTGGGAAGCAGCATTTTCTGCCGCAGCATCTGACAATATTGAATTAGCTATTGTCTGAGTTTTAAATAGTTCAGCTTGCTGTTCGTTGTCTAGATTAGCTAAGTCCATCTGTAAAAATGATTTAGCATTTTCAACTTGTGCTTTTTGGCGATTATCTAAATTTGCTAACTCAAGTTGTGCTATTGTTGCAGAGTCTGCCATAACTTTAGCGTTCTTAGCATCTAAGTTAGCTAGATCTGCTGTCTGTGCCAACCTAGCATTTTCAATAGCAACTTGTTGATCAGCAGTAAAATTAATGTTTGCTATATCAGATACTTTAGCAGCGTTAGCTACCCTGGTTTGAAACTCTTGATCAAACTCTATGCCTAAAAATTGCGCTCTTTTCTCTGCTGCAAACATAGCTGCTTGTTGTTTGTTAGATAAGTTCTGTTCTTCAAACCTAGAAAAAGTAGCGGCATCTATTTGTGCTATAGGTAGTGCAGACTCCATAGCAGCCTGTATAATAGCTTGTCCTGCCATACTAGATGCACCTAGCCCTCTAGCTGCCATAGCCGCTGAAGCGGCTCTCATGGCTCCTGCAGCCCAAGGAGGAGGATCTCCGCCCTCAAAGTCTTCCATAAGACTTGTTAGCTGTCCTTGTACAGTGGCATCTGTAGAAGGCGACCCTGTTGCGGCCTCAAAGTTAGTTTCTTTTTTAACTTTGTCCATGTCAACGGTAGAACCTGCAATTAGTTCATCGTCTTTTAATTTACGATCTTCTGTCTCTGCAACTTTTGTTGGGTCTGTAATCTGGGCAGCTTCTATATCTAATGCCTCAGATGTAGTTGGATCTTTTTCTGCTGCTACTACAGTAGCATCATCTGATACTTCTCCTGTTGCTGCGTCTACTTCTTTCATAAGTTTTTCGGTTGCGCTGGTAGTCCCTGTAGTGTCTGCTACAGAAGCATCTGTTGTAGGTTGTGTCACTACATCTGCTGCAGTATCTGCCGTAGTTCCAGTAGCTGTATCCGCAGCACCTGCCCCTTCCGTCCCCGCCATCTCTCCTGCTTTTGCTTGGTCTTCAGAAATTGTTGCAGTATCGGCTGTAGTAGTCATTGAATCAGGGTCTGTTAAAGCTTTATTTAAAAGTTCTGGTGCGCTATCCGTTGCCGTTTCTTTATACTGTGCAGTAGCTTGGGTTCTTGCTTCTTTTGATTGGACTACGCTGGAATCGGCTGCTTCTAGGGCAGTCTTTAAACTTTCATCTGATGGATCTGCCGCCAAGGCATCTCTTGCTTCTTGTTGTGCCGCTAAAGAGTCAGAATAAGCTTGTTGTGCAGCATTTAAAAAAGTTAGTGCTGGGTCAGGTTCTGGAGGAACTGAAGCTATACCGGGACCTTCTACCCCTGCTTTTTTTCGCGCCTCCTCGATTTCTATTTGATCACGAGTTTTTATTTTTTCAGGCCGAAATGGGTCAAAAATAGGAGGGAACGGCCTCCTTGGCTCAGGCATTTGCGTAAGTCCAGGGCGTGGCTGATCCCCGTAGAAGTTTCCTTCTTCTCCTCGTCTAGGAAATCTACTAGGGCGACTCATATCTCGTTCTGGCAGGACATCTCTAGTTATTCTAGGATTATTTATACGTTCTAAAGTAGCAGTATCCGTTATAGGTGCTGTAATTCCAGGTCTATCAAATGATCTATCTCTCATGTCAGTTATTTGGGAAAATGAAGGACCGCCACCGTCTGTTCGAGTAACTTGTTGTGGTCCTGAATTGGTAAAGTATTCGTCTGGAAGAGACACACGTCTTTGAGCATCAAGAAGTTGTCCACCTCTAGCAAAACCTCTAAGAGGGCGCATCTGGTCTTCAGGTTGAGCGAACGTCTGTTGCATTTGGTTAACTGCAGAGCTTTGTTGCTCAACAGCCGATTCAGCATATTCAGGGTTATCTTTTGACCTAATTGCGTTTATTTTACCTCTAGCATTTGTGCTAGGAAACACAAATCCTCCTGTTGCCATGCCAGTGCCTTCAACTAGTGCCATAGCTTTTTCTACTTGCCGATTATAAAAAGCATTATACCTTTTATCTGCATTTAACAAATTTTGTGCTTCATCTGCTGCAAGAGGCGGCCCAGTACGACCCGCCATTGCTAAAATATCATTAATTTGTTTGGTGTCAAAACCTGCAAATTTAATAGGCATTATTTACGATCCTTAATCCTTTGAGGCTATACGTTCTACGTGTGTACGTATTGCTTTGATGTTCTCATCTATTCGTGCAAGAGCTACTGCTTGTCCTTGGACTGCAAGCTCTAGCTTTTCTGTTCGTGTTTCTATTCTTACTATACTGTTAGCGTTAGCTGCTATACTAGATTGCATCTGTGATACAGTCCACACTATGGCGGCTGCTTGTATGACGAGTGCTAGTATGAGTGACACAGGTACTGACTTACTCAGATGCCAACTGTTGTTTTTCTCTGTAGTCATTTAGTTATCCTATAAAAGTTGTGGCCGCACTAATCGCATTTGTCACTGGGGTCATATCTTCGCTACCCCAATCATCTAATGCTTTCATATGAACTAAGTAGCCCATGCTTCTAGCTGTACGTTCTTTCTTTTCTGCTTCTGTCATGTCACTACAAAAGTCTTCATCAGTTGCTGAACCACCTTTGTCGTGTGTTGCTATAACTTCTGTGATAACACTTACACTGCCCAGCATTGCTGAGTAGTCTTGCGCTATTTGTGCGTCTTCTCTTGCCATTTTATTCTTCCTTTTTGCCTATAGTAATATTACCTGATATTGATATTCTTTCCCCGTCACTTTCATAGAACGGGAAGACTTGGTGGAGCATTTGTGCAGGAAACATAACCATGTACCCTTCAGCTTCTTTCTCCATATTATACGCAAAGGTTGATACTTTGCCTAACGTATTTGTGTAACTAAACGCAAAGTTAGATATATGATTATCTGCATTTGACTCAGCACATATTGGTAGTTTGCGTTGCTCTGCAAAGGAAGTCGGTATCTGCATCCATATAACAAAGCTGTACACGCCACCGTGGTCGTGAGGTGGGTTAAACTCGTGTTTCTTCTGGAAGTTTACCCAGAGGCTTTCTAAGTTAAACCCTTCACCTTCCTTCATAACGGCTCGCCAAGGTGGGCCATAAGACTCAATGTGGCTGTCCATAAACTTAGGTACAATATCTTTTATAAAGTCCTCAAGCAGTGGTGAGCCTGAGTCTAGCCGTATAGATGAGCTGATGTTACCTGCAAGTTCAGGCTTCATGTCATCAGGCTCTTCTCTTGCCTCGTTGATAACAGTCCATAGGTTTTCCACAACGTCTTCAGGTAGCTGGGCTTCAACTACGCCTACGTTTGGAAAGTTTCTTGGTAGTAAGTCCATGATTATCCTTCTAGTGTTGCTATGCGAGCTGTTAATGCTTCAATTAATGCGTTCTGTTCTTGCATTGCTTTGACGAGTATTGGTACAAACTTGCTGTACTGAAGACCCATTTGTTTACCATCACCTGTTGTAGATACAGTAAGGTTTTTCTTAGCCACAGTTGTATATCCAGCGGCTTCCTCAAGGGCCTGAACTTCTTGAGCCTTAAAGCCTATGTCCAACCAATCTTCTTTGTGTGTACCGTCTGGTGTCTGTGCATTTAAATCATAATCATCAGCAGTCTTATCACCATATTTGCTACGCTTATCCCACTTGTATGTGACAGGAGCTAGAGCCTTAACAAAGTCTAAGCCTAAATCTAGGGCTGTAAAGTCTGTCTTATCTCGTTGGTCTGATGCTACAGTCCAATCTACTTGTACATGTGAAGCAGTAATCCTCTCATCACCAAGACACAAAGTGTTATCCGCTGTAGTTATTGCACCCCCCGGACTACCTGTTCTTCCAGCTTCGTACCCTATTAGTACGTTATTATCACCTGAAGTTACTTGGTATCCTGAACCTAAACCAAAACTAGTATTCTGATCCCCAGTGCAAAATTGCAAATTATGATTTCCCATAGAAGTATTGCCATTTCCACAAATAGCTCTAAGAGAATTGTGACCTACAGCTGTGTTACTAGTAGCAGTTGTCACCGCATCACCTGTAAGACCACCCACGAAGGTGTTGCCTGTGCCTGTGCTTATGTCGTTACCTGCGTCTTGCCCCACTGCTGTGTTATACATATTAGTAGCAGTAGCAGGATTTTGTGCGTTTAAAGCACCTGTACCAACAGCAACGGACATGCTACCAAGTTGGTCAGTAGACAGAGCTTGGAATCCAATAGCTACGTTTTCATCAGCATCAGTAAGAGAATCACCTGCTTCACTACCTACAAGGGTATTTCTAATGCCTGTGTTTACAGCAGATCCTGATTCATTACCTACAAAAGTATTATTCGTTCCTGTAGTAACCGAATGACCAGATGAATAACCCACTGCAACATTAAAAGAGTTTGTAGCTGTACCAAAGTTTTGAGTAGCTAAAGCGTTGTACCCAATTGCAACTGAACGACTGCCTAATGTGTCTGTAGAAAGAGCTTGGTAGCCCATAGCTACGTTGTAGTCTGCATCAGTTAAAGCATCACCAGATAATCCACCCATGAAGGTATTTCTTACACCTGTGGTTACTGCTATTCCTGCTGCATATCCTACTGCGGTATTGTAAGAATCAGTAGCTGTTGTAAAGTTTTGAGCATTTAATGCTGCATTACCAATAGCTACGTTTCTAGCTCCTTTAGTGTCTGTGCTTAAAGCACTTTCTCCCACGACAGTATTACGATTGCCTGTGTTTAGGGCATCACCTGCAAGACCACCGATAAGGGTGTTATTTATGCCTGTGGTTACTTGAACACCTGCGTCATAGCCCACTGCTGTGTTGTAAACATTAGTAGCTGTTGTAAAGTTTTGTGTACCTAAAGCGTGTCTACCAATTGCAGTAGACCTTGAACCTAAAGTATCTGAACCTAAAGCGTTAATACCTACAGCGGTATTGTAATCAGCGTCAGTTAGTGCATCACCAGCTAAAGCACCAATAAGGGTGTTATGTATACCTGTGGTTACTTCTTGCCCTGCCGCATATCCTACTGCCGTATTGAAAGACTCTGTAGCTGTTGTAAAGTTTTGGTTAGCTAATGTAATTGCTCCAATAGCTGTAGACTTAGAGCCTAAAGTATCAAGAGTTAATGCACCATAACCAAAGACAGCATTACGGTCTGCGTCAGTTAGTGCATCACCTGCTAAGCCACCTATGATAACGTTTTGTACGCCTGTGGTTACTGCGTCACCTGCCGCAAAGCCAACTGCGGTATTGTAAGTATTGGTAGCTGTCGTAAAGTTTTGGCTTGAGAGTGCGCCTGTACCTACAGCAGTTGAACGACTGCCTAAAGTATCTGTACCTAAAGCACTTTTACCTAAAGCTACGTTAAGATCAGCGTCAGTAAGCGCATCACCAGCTAAGCCACCGATAAGGGTGTTTTCAACGCCTGTGGTTACTGCTCCACCTGCTTGATAACCAACAGCAGTGTTGTACATAGTAACCGCAGTT